GAAGCTATCCTTTTTGAGCATCAAATCAGTGACAGCGTAGCTGCTGCTTGTACCCTGTAACAGCAATTCCGCATCTCCGGCACTTCCACCAACCACCCTAAAGTCGTTATATGCCTTTGGTATCACCTGATTTTCAACTACATCTTCACCGTCATAATCGGTGAAATCGTACCACGCAACCAAGCCACTGTCATAAGGTAAGCCGGATACAAAGCTGTCACCGCCACCCGGCACAGGTGTAATAATCTCACAGTCTATGGCTTCCCCTCGCACCTCCGACAGATAACCCGCATACATAACGCTCACAAGATTACCGACCGTAATATCCTCATACTCCGGATTGACAATTTCAAATTTTCCCGTAACAGGGATAACCGCACAGCTCACCGTTTTATTTTCCTCTGTGACAAACTCCGTCTTACTGACAGTATCTCTAAGTGACTTATAATAGCTGACTATAGCTTCCACATCATCAAACCTCACCGGCTTATCACTTTGCGATATATCAAGTATAACTTCAAAGCTGTACGGCTCGCCGCCGTTTTCAAACCACGGAATAACCTTGCTGTCGGTATATACCGCCCTTAAGGCAGTTTCAACAGCATACCTTGTACCAAGCTTTCTATGCACATTTACACTTGTCTTGATAATCTTGCGCTTCTGCTCGATTGTATATCCGTAGTCGTACCAGTCAATATGCAAATCGTAAGCAAGCACATCAAGCAATTCCTCGCTCAACTCATCAATCCTCGGAAAGATAATTGTAGTATCAATATCCTTAGCTACATCATTAAGATAATCGGCTATTATCTGCCCCAAAACCTTTATGCTTTCACTGCTTTGCAGGGAATTGGGGAGGGAATTAATGTCAATACCCGTTATATTATTCATCCTCTATCCCTCCATACGTCACAGCCTTATCGTTAAGCACTGCCACAGTACCCACAGGAAGCTTGTGATAAGTTGGCTCATTGACCATTACTCTCTTAGCACCCGCCTCCATAACAAGATTGATAAGATAAGACGGGTTTATATCTCTGCCCATCTTCCCGCTTTGCCACTTGATATAGCTTTCCACTGCCTTATCAACAGCTTCTTTGACAACATTTACGCTGTCCGCATTAGGCGAACTTATGTAGTATGTCATATCTATGCTGTAATCGTAGGTGTCCGCCGCCGATACCGTTACATTATCTGTAAGCGGTCTTACATCGTCCGCATTTACTGCCTTGTACACCTTGCTTATAACATCTTCTCCGGGAAGCTCACCATCCGTACACAGTACCTTAATAAGCACATTGCCCGCCGATGGAGAGCTTACCGCCACATCTGCAATACGTGCATCTGCACTTTCAGCATAATACTTGTAGCCGCCTATCGCACCCGCCGTAGATTTGCCTTCAAGGCTTTCCCTCATACGGTTATAAAAGCTGTCATCATCCTCAATATCCACACCGCCACCGCTTACCGTTGTATTACTTACCTTACTGCAATACGGATATGGGTCCACTATCTTGTTTATCTGCCCCGCTTCAAATCCGTTGTAAGCCGTGCCCACCTCAACAGCGGTTGCCGTCACCTCTGCAAAGGTGCTTCCCTCTGTAATTGTCAAGGCTTCGTCCGTGGCAAACACAATATCATCATTCGCCTTTACTCTTGTACCAGCTTCAATTACCACTTCCTCCTCCTGAGCCTTCGATATCTCAAAGCGCATATTGACGGTGGCCGCCAAGCCTTCTATCCTTTCTACACCAAAGAATAGCTCCGAAAGATTATCAAGATATTCACCCTCTGCATACCTCGGTACGTTTTGCCGTGCCGCTTCGTTAATAATTACCCTCTGTTGTATGATAACGGATGCCACCCAGTTTATAAAAAGCCTTATAGGGTCAGCCGGGTAAAGAGTACGTCCCATCATTTCCTCGTACCTTGCTATAAGCTCTGTCAACACTGTTTGGCTATCCGTATCTACAAAGGTAACGTCACTGTAATTACTGTTTCTACTCATCTATTTCCACCTCCACCACAGGTACTAATATACCCTCGCTTATGCTGTCCGTCTTAAAGCTTATGGACTTAACGCTTGCCCTCGGCTCATAGTCCTGTATACTTTCAAGTATCTCTATCTGAAGCTTAGCCATTGCCCGCCTCACAGGTAAATCCATCACATTAATGGATATTCCAAAGCCACGGTCAAGCGGAACTTGTCCCTTAAAGGTTGACAGAAGCGTTTTTATGTTCTGTATCACTTCTTCTGCAACGCTTTCGGGTGCAAAGTCAACCTCACTCACCTTTTCACTTGTATCTATTAGCACTCTTTACCACCTCGCTTCCCCTTGCATACTCCTTTAACGTAACACTAAGGTCTACACAGTGATAACCTCCTTGCCCGTCAATCTCCGCAAAGTCCATCTTAAGCTCTCTTATCGTCCACCGATACCTACCAAAGCCCTTACCATCAAGTACAAAGCTTATAACAGTGCCGTCACGCTGTATATATATAAGCTTGTTCATCTCTGTTCTTGGGTCAACCCCGAAGTAGTCCTTAAGCTTAATCTTAAAGGTGATTTCGTCAAGGCTTTCTCCTACATACTGGCTTAACGGCTTTTTCTGTAGCACCTGAGTATCGGCATAATTTACACTGTTGCTTCTGCTAAAGTCCGAAAAGGTGAATATTTTATCGTCCGATACCTCAAACATAATAATATCTCCCATTTCCTTACAGCCTATAGCACCTATCATTCGTCATCACCTCCACCCTCCGACGGATATTTACCGAATGTGCCTATTATCAAGCCTTGTCCTATGCCCTTATCAAGCGTAGCCTCATAAATGCAAAGGACCTTATCGTTAATTTCGGGTATGTAAACACTTCCCGTAATTGTTAAAATCGGCAAATAGTCCGACATTATGTCACCTCTGTCCTCAAACAGCACCCTTGCACGCTGTTTTTCGGCATCTACATCGGCAACCTTGCCTATTCTTACCATCTCCGCCAGTATTCTTTCGTTTCTGCTACTCATCAATATCCCTCCAAGCACCGTCTTAGACTTAATTTTGTTGTAAATCCGCCGCTTGTTATGCTGTGCTGTGCCTCTGTTATATGATACTTTCCGTCCCAGTTGTTCCAGCCGCACAGCTCAATATTTGTACCCGCATAATAATAGATATTTCCTATCAGCTCAACGCTTGCCGTCCACTGGCTCTCATTCTGTTCACGCAGTGCGCACCTCGCCTTTCGCTTAAAGTTTATATCCTCCTTCTCCGAGTTGTAGCTCTCACGCTTACGCAGTACCCTGCTTACTCCGAGCGACGACGGAGCTTCAAAACTGCCTGTATATGTGTTGTCCGTCTTGCTGTCGGTAAAGGTAATTTCACAGCTTGAATATATATCCTTTGCCGAACATTTAAAGCTTGGCTCACCTGTCAGATTTGTCTGACCTCTTATTATCTTCCCTACAATTGCCTGACTGTCATACTTCGACTTGTCAAATACCACAAGCTTTCCACAGCTTATCTTTATTGCCATACCATCATTTTTTGCAAGAGAGGATAAAAATTCAAGGTCGCTTTCATTGCTCTGCTCCTTCTTGTCATAAAGCGGGTCGTAGTCACTGTCATATATATAACCCAGTCCCGTACTCGTTGCTATATCCCGAAGTATTGCACTTAGCTTTATATTCTCCCACGTCTTATACTTCTTTTCACTCCTTGCAGAGCCTGTTATCGGAACAGACACGGCATTGATTGTAAAGGTATCGCCTTGTGAAAAATCGTCCACCTCAAAGCCGCCAAGCTTTATATAATCGTTCTTACCCTCTGTAGGCCAGTTTACAATACTTATTCCGATATTCAGCTCATCACCTACATTCGGAAACAAATCATCCGAAAATATCCTTGATACATCAACCACCGTCACCGATACATCGTCCGTTATATCCTCCGTATCGTTGTAGCTTATCGTATTTACTATTGCCGATATATTTCTCTGTCTGAATACCACCTTTGGAATAACCCGCCTTGCATCCACTTAATCACCTCCGCTCATTGAATTACTCTCTCCACACAGGCACGCTTTCTACAATCGTGCTTTCCTCCTCCGTATCAAGCTCGGGGGTTTCCAGCTCAATTCCCGCCGGAAACACCTGTATGCTCTTGTACTTGGTATTGGCTTCAATAATCTTGTGCATCTTTGTTTCGTCTCCGTACACCTTATAGGCTATGCTGTCCCACATATCGCCCTGTACGCTTCTGTACTTACTCATTTGAAATCCTCCTCTTTCTGTCTGCCTCTGCCTTAATTTGGCTCATAACCTCACGCTTAACCGCATTTTTATACTCCTCAAGCATTGCCATAAACTGTTGCTTTGTATTATCGTCTGTATTACCGCTTATCGTAATTGACGGCATACTAAAGTTGAAGTTATACTCTGACGTGCTTCCGCTCTCATTGCTTATCTGTCTGCTTACCGCAAGCTGACGGCTCTGCTCTCTGCTGTCGTTTATAAGCTCCCAAACCTTAGCCGCATTGTCATACATTTTTCCTGTTTCAAGCGCATCATAAACTCTGTAACCCTTGCTGTTGGTAATAAGCTCAGCACCCTCTTCACCTGCGATAAAGCTATCGGGAGTGTAGCTCGTACCGCTTGCATAACCGGGTAATGCAGGACCCTGTACTTCCTTTCCGTTTACGGTTTTTGATACCGTTGCCGCTCTGTATGTTATCGGGTTTTTCATCATATCGTTTATCCACTGCACATTGGCTTTTACTTTTACCGATAATGGGTTGGAATCAAGATAATTCTGTGCTTTTGTTGCAGCATTGGCTGTTTCACTTTCAAAGACTTCCGGAAAGTTTTCGTGCAATTGCTTTTGAGTCCTCGTCATCAATGCATCGCTCATATCAGCAGCTCTGTTGCCTACTGCTTCTCTAAGTCCAAATTCTTCACCAAACAAAAATGTAGCCGTAGCCTCAGGGTCACCTGCCATAACTCCTTGCTGTGCCAGATTGCTTATAGTAGTCATTAATTCCTGCGGCACTTCTTTGTTTAATTCCTTATATTGCTTTGCTATATCAAGAGCTTTCTCCAATGCAGCAGGGTCATACAATTCCTTCATCGCCAATACATCACCCTTATTAAAAAACTGTGTGTAATCGGTGTTAAGCAATTCTGTCATTGCTGTTGCCGCTGCATGTGCATCAGTACCATCCATTACAGTATAAAGCTCCTCTAATCTCATTCGGGTGTTGGCAATACCATTTGCTACCTCATCCCCATAAGTATCATTAATTGTATTACTTGCATACTCATATACCTTTGCGTTATTTTCATTTATTGATGCAAGGTATTCACTACTGTACTTATCTTTTTTTGCATTATAATCTTCTTCACTTTCAAAATAATGCAAACTTGGGTCTTTTTGCTGTCTCTCCCATTGGTCATCTGCCAACATCATTGCGGCTATGTAAGCTGCTCGTGCGCTTTCATTCATTGAATCTGCATTTTCTTGAAGCTCTTGAAGCAATGCCTCATAGCTATCCGAGGTTAGGCTTGCGCCGCTATATCTGAGCGAAATTTCTTCAAACTTCGCCTCGCTTTCCATTTTTTCATAGTCATTTACTCGCTTTTTTATGTTATACATTTTTTCAGCAATAACATTTGCTTCATTCTCAGATAAAATACCATCTTCAAATGCGGTATTTACAGTTTTCGCAAGGTCATTGCCAAGTTGTGTAAACTCTGCATTTACATTATTAAAGTATGTATCTACGTTACTGTCCTTTACACCTTCTTCACCGTATAGCAGCTCTATGCCAAGCTTAATTGCATAACCCTTTTGCGTTATATATTCCTGTGCGTTTTGTATATAATTACTTATGCCGGTCTTATAGCTCTCAACATCATCCTCACTAAGCTTAATACCTAAACTAACCTTATAGTTAAGCACGTCAACCGTATGCTGTGAGCTTATAAACTCATTATACTTCTGTGTTGCTGTGTCCACCGCATTTGCATATTCCTCCCATTGTCCCGTCTGGTCAAATATCGCATCTGCTATATCCTCTATTTCCTTTGCGGTTAAGGAGAGCTTGCCAAAGTGTTCCTCAAGGCTTGCGTTCTTCATTTCGGTATTAGCTTTTACGACATTTGCCGCCAACACACCTACTGCCGCACCTACCGCTAATATCCCCAAAAGAACAGGGTTTGAGGCTAACGCCATCAATCCGCTTGCTACGCCTGCAACTCCCGATACCACCTTAAAGCCTATAATAGCACCGCCTATACCCGCAAACACCGAGTACAGAGTATCTCTGTTTTTACTTGCCCACTGAAATAGAGCCTTACCCTTGTTCCACAGCTCACCTACATACTTACCCGACTTTTTAAAAAATACCATCGTGTTTTCTGTCACATCGGGTAGCTTACCGGCTATCTTGCTTATCCACTCCGACAGTATAGGCTCTGCCTTAGATACAACATTTATCTTAAAATCATCCCAAGCCGATTGAAGTAGCTTAAGCCGTGCCGATAGTGAGCTGTTCTGTATATTAGCCGCCCTATCAAGTGCGCCATCCGAATGTGTAAGTTCATCATACAGCTCATCGTAAGTACCATTTTTCACAGCTTCAAGCAGATAATTGAACTGCGAATAATATCTCGTGCCCGCTATTTTCGATAAATAGGAGTTTCTATTATCGGCACTAAAGCCTTCCATCGCATCGTTAATATCTTCCAATACGTCTCTGAAGCCTCGTGCATTACCCTGTGCATCATACATACTGACACCCAAGCCTTTCATTGCGGATATTGCATCACTGTTAGCGGCAATTCTTACAAATATCGAGTTAAGTGCCGTACCCGCTTCCGTGCCTTTTTTACCGTTATTTGCCAATATACCCGCAGCCGTACCGAGGTCATACATATCAAGACTTAAGCTTCTTGCCGCACCGCCTGCCTTTGTAAATACCTCCATCATCTGTAAGGAGGTCTGATTACTGCGGTTATTTGCCATCGTAGCCATATCAAGGTACTTTGTCATATCGTCAATACCTATATTCATTGCAGACATACTGTCCGTTACAAGGTCTGAGGTTGTTGCAAGGTCACTTACCGTTGCCTCCGACAGCCTTAACATAGGCATTAAACCCTTTGCGCTGTCCTCTGCACTCCACCCCGCAAGTGCCATATAATTTAAGGCATCTGCCGCCTCCGAAGCCGTCTTTGTTGTTGCCTTACCCGCACTTAAGGCAGCTTCGTTAAGTGTTTCATAGGCTTCACTGCCTATCTCAATACCCGATGTAGCCGCTACATTATACATTTCCTGCTGATATTCCTTGTAGGTGTCCACAAAATCCTTAATTGCCGCAGTTGATATAACCATAGAACCTAAAGCCAGTACCGTATTTTTAATCCTGCTGACAGCCTTATCTGCAATGGACTCCGCCCTTGCAAATGAATTTTTGTAGCTGCTGTTAAGCTTGCCGTTAAGCCTGAAAGCTATATCATATATTCTTGAGCTTGCCATATATAAACCTCCTTCCCGTATGTACAATTGCAACTTTGCTTTTGAATTAACTTCTTATAACATATTTTACCAAAAAACATTTCTGCTTTAGTCCCCTTTTAGCCTGTTTTACAATATTTTTTACAAAAAAAGAACACCCTTCCGAGTGTCCTTAAAACATATATTCATTACCTATTCTTAATCTGATATTTCAACTCACACACTTGCTCACTTAACCATAAGCCTCTCCTGTAAAGCCTCCTGCAAAACCTTAGATACATTTATCTGTGCCTTTTCCGCTTCATAATTCAAATAATAAGGCAGTGTAACATTTCTACGCACCATTTTATTATCCATACGCTTTCTGTACACAGAAAAATCTATATCCACAAAAGTTAATGTACCCTGTGAAAAATCAAAAATATCATCTGCATCAGCCTTTGCCTTCTTGATAGCGTTTTCACTGTCTGAAGGAGTGGGCAAAGCCTCACCGTTATCCTCTATACTTATTCCCTTCAAGCCTATTGCATCTCTTGCCATTTCAATAGCATCTACAAAATCAACACCCTCCGTATATATATCCATATCGGGTACATATACAAGATACACATTATCATTTTTCGCTATAAATGTAGGATATACACCTTTCATAATATTACCTCCCGAAAATAGTATAAGAAATGAGGATTACTTTAATCCCCACTTTTTTAATATCTTTTTTGCTGTAATTTCATTTATTTCCGTATGTCTTGGGACTTGCTCGGTATCATTTCCACGCTTGTAGGTATCGTGATTTCCGCCGTGTTCTTTAAACTCAAATCCTGCGTCCTCAAGCTTTTTTATTAAATCTCGTCTTTTCATTGCAGTCCTCCTTACACAATTATTATACACACTTTTTACACACTCGTCAATATTTTATACAAAAAAATCACCCTACTTTTTAAATTTAGGGTGAAAAAAATACGGATATTTTTAAAATTTATATTGACAGCCACGTATATACGTGGTATAATTATATCATAAAACAAAGAAAGGAGATGAAACCGTTGGATATAATAGACATAATAGAAAAAGTCCTAAAGATTATAGCTTATCTGGCAATGGCAATCTACTGGATAAGACGAAATCTAAAGGACAAATAGCAAAAACTGAGGTCAGGGGTGCAAGCCCCTCTCCTCATCCTTATTATATCCTAAAATATTATGAAAAGCAATAATTTATTAATTCCGTCAATAATGCTCTGCATACTCGGGCTTATTGATATTGACTACAAAAACATAGCTACTCTTGATATAGCTTACATTGTAGTTGTTATCATAACTATCTCAGCTATAATTTTCAACCTTTTGAAAGGAGCAACAAAATGAAGCTAACCCAAATACGTACAGAAAAAGGAATGACACGAAAAGCACTTTCCGAGCTTAGCGGTGTACCGCTTCGTACAATAGAGGATCTTGAACGTCGTGATGATGGCAGAGTGTCCACGTTAATTAAGCTTGCAGATGCCCTTGAGGTGTCACTTGATGAGCTTTGCAGATAACACAAAAGGCAAGAGGTAATTCGCCCCTTGCCTTTTTCTTGCATTATGCTATTACATTAAATTGTGTTTCTATTACCGGTCTTATACCGTCCGCCTTAAGCAGTTCATATATAAACAATCTGCCCTTCTGTGTCCACTTGGTACGCATTACCACATCGGGACTACCGTCAGACCTTGTAATATCAATAGTCTCAGAGCTTGTATAACCCTTATTCTGATACTTCTTATACAGTAACCACTGTTTCCCCTGCTTATACTGTATTTTGCGTTCTTCAAGCAACTTATTCATTGACCTTGCACTCATTCCGTAGTCCTTTGCAATCTGATTAATATTTACAAGCCCGGGATTCTGCAAAATTCTGTCTGTGTAATCTGCCTTTGGCTTAAGCTCTCCGATAAGTTGATTTTTTATTTCAATCTCCTTATCCTTTTGCTTTAACTTGTCCCTTTCTACCTTTAACTGTGTCAAAAGCATTATACCAAAGTCGGGGTCATTGATAACCTGCTCCATTGTGTTCTCGGTCATATAAGCACCGTGCTTGCGGATTGTTGGTAAAACCTCATCAAATACCCAGCTTTCAAATTTTTCAGCAGATGGAAGTTTACTGTGAGTGATAAGGCGGTAAACATTGCCTTCATCAACAAACTTAGCTTGCTGCTCTCTGCCTAGACTATCTATGACTGGGCAAATCACCCACCCATCTGATTTGCAATGGGTTTTAATTGCCTTTGGCGTGTCTGCATATCCCAAAGCCTTAGCCACATCACTACCGCAAAATAAAACCTTTCCGTTTTCTTCAACTGTTCTCACTTGACCAAATTCATTATTTTCAAAAATCTGTAATTCATTCATTAATTATTTACCCTCCTCATTTCAGCTCTAACAGCTTTAATACCTTGTGCGTAACCAAGTCTAAAACCATTACATATCAAATCCCAGTCATCTTGACTGTTACTTCTAATAACTTCGATATCATCGTATGTCATATCATATCTCTCGTTTATTTTTCCGATAATACTTTTAATAGTTTTCATTGTATTTAACTTTGCCATATAAAAAACTCCCTTCAAAATTGTACTTGAAAGAAGTCCCTCTGAATGATATAATATTTTCAGGGAGATTTCTCTCTTTCGGAGAACGGTTACCAGTCGCTTTGTCATTTGAGTGGTTTCCGTTCTTTTTTATTTTGTTAATTCTGAATACAATTTTTCAATACCACGTCTTATGGTTTGAACTCTTGTTTCCGAATTACTTTCTGCAACCTTATCAAGCTTATCCAAAGTTTCAGCATCAAGCCTTACAGCCAGTTGCGTTGATTTTGGATTGTCTAATTTAGGTCTGCCTGTTCGTGGACTCATATAATCACCTCACTTTTTGAATACCACTAAATACAGTATATATTATGGTATTCAAAAAGTCAAGAGGTAATTTTATATTTTTCAACATACACAAGCTACTCCGTTTCCACCTCTTGAAACCTCTTTCACTTATAAATTTGTATGTCACTTTCTTTTAGCCGCTTCCGCTCTTTTTTCAGCTATTGAGTTAAAGGTTGCTATGTGCCTGTCAAGCTCACCAAAGGTAAGTCCTTCATAGTAGGAGATAGCCGTATTGGTTTCCATTGCAAGCACCATTATACTTTCCTCAATTACGCTGTTGTTGTACTCTCCGTTTTTGCAATCTTCTTCGTTGGGGTAGTAGTCTCCTCCGTCTCCTCGGTATCCTCGTCCCAGTCCCCACCCAGTAAAAAATCCGACATCTGCATATTAATAGCAGTGAAATCTACAGCCTTAAGGCTCTGTATAAGCTCCACGGTTTCACCCGCCGCAATGGCAAGCAGACAGCTTGTATACTTGGTGTCAAACTCCTTAGGCATACTAAGTCTTTCCTTCTTGCCACACATAAGCCTTGCTTCCTTTTCGGCTCTGCGTAAATCGTTGTAGCCTAAGTCATCAAGGTTTAAATTAATCTCCTTAATCTCTCTGCCGTCAAATGTAATGGGTCTTTTAAGTACATACTTACTCATAATCTATACCTCCTTAATTCCAACCGAGTAGCTTACGCACCGCCGCAAGCTGGTCTTCACCGTCACTTACAAACTTGTAATTGAGCTTGTCAATTTCAAGAAATACCTTACTGTCATTGTAAATCTTCAAATACGTCAGCTCAAACTTACTGCTTCCGTCACTGCCTGTACCCTGTTCAATCTTACCCGGCTCAAAGCTCTTGCAATGACCTCTGAACGCAATCTTCAAGCCGCTCTTGGTAAGCTCTCCGTCTGTCTCATCATATTCCTGTCTTACAACGTAGCAGGTAAACTTCTGCACAGTGCCCTTCATAGTGGCAACCGAATCATCACAAAGGTTCTGCCAGTTAATACCAAGCTCCATACTCTGTACTTGACCGAGAGCGGGGCTGTCAATTTCGCCCGCAATACCGCCGCCGCTCAAGGTATTCGTTACCATTGTCACGCTTGGCAGGTCAAGAGTTGCAATACCCTTTAACACATTATCATCAGTGCCATACATTCTGTACGCTAAATTTTTATCAGGTATCATATATTTTCACCCCTTTACTCAAACAATGTACTTAAATAGCTTGTGTCGTACTCGATAACCTCATTAATCTCACGCATTGGCGGTGGAGGCGCAACCTTTAAACGGAAAGTAATCTTACCGTCCATAAGGTCTGTAGTCGAATTTTCGTCGCTGTTAAAGGACAGCTCACCGCCTAAAATATGCTCTCTGCTTGTAAGCCCGTTAAGCCACATATTCGTATCATCAATAATGGAATCTATAATACGTGGAATCATCTTGTTATCAAGCTTGCCCCAGTTTTTTACAATCACATTATTGGCAATCCACAAAAACATTCTCTTAACAGCAATAAAGTTATCCTTGATATCGGCATTTTCGGGATATGCACCCGTTCTGTTGCCCCACGTTGTCCAACCGTTAGGACCGTTAATAGCCGATACAATACCCTGTCCGTTAAGGTATGCCACCTGGTCATAATTAAGCACAAGCTCTGTACCGTCACTGTAGATAATACCCTCTGCACAAAGGCTCTGATTAGATGGAGACTGCGATGGTGCGCCGTCATTGTTGTAGTCCGTCTTGCCGATAACACCAAGCATCTGAGCCGAATAATAATACTTCTTGCCGTTATATGTAAGCATAGGGAAGCAGTTTATCATTCTTTCGCCTGTGTAGCCGTTGTTAAGCTTGTAGGCAGGTACATCGGTATACTGAAGCTTATTACCATCCACCTCGGTTGGTAAATCGTTAATTACCACCGTTCTGAAAAGTCCGCTTATAAGCTCTGTCTTGCTTTCAAGCACAGTAGCCACCGTCTTATCCTTTGTATAACCGGGTACTGCAACACAGCCCGGAATAACTCTGAAGCGTGGGTAAATTTCATCAATGAGCGAAATACCCGTATTTTTGCCCGTCTTACTGTCATAGCCGCCTATGATATCCGTACTTGTTACCTTTGTAGGGTCAAGCACCTTGTAGCTTACCGTAAGACTTGACTTAGCCTTTGCTGTATCACTTACAAGCAAAAGCACCGCCTTGTCCTCATCATTAAAGGACACCGTATAATCTGTCTCTGCTTCAAGGTCCGTCACCTTAACGCTATCCGCAAGTACAAAGCCTTCAAGCTCGTAGGTTGTCTTATCACTTGTTACCGTTATTTCAACATTGCTCTTTTCCGTTACGTGCTTATCGCTGTCAACCACATTGATGAGTACAACCGGCTTAACTCCGTAAAGGTCAAACATACTGTTAATTACCTGAGGTGCTGTAAACGCATCCCATATTTCATCACTTTCACTGTAACCCATAGCCGCTACCGCCTCTGCCTTTGTATAGCAGAGTACAGGCTCATTCACCTTTGCACTGTCCGCAAGATGAATAGGCGCTGTTACTATTGCTACGGCAGGTGTATCAACCTCAACCGTAGGTGTAATACTGGTTGCTGCCTCCGTCACATAAATACCGTGTTTATATGCCATATATCAATTACCTCCTAACTTTTTTATAAGCTTCTCGTAAAGTGTGCTTGCATAGCTTCCCTTTACCTTAAGCTCAGTCTTAAATTCAACAGCCTTGCTAACCTCTATCATAAGAGGCTTAATCTCGGGTATTGCCAACATAAGATTTTTTATGCTGTCGGGATATCCGTTACTGTAAATATTGCCGTAGCTAAGTGCCGTACCCGGTATAGATACACCGAGATATACCACAGCCTTTACCGTAGGCTCTGCCTTTACCGTAGCTTCTTTATTTTTTGCCATCACTGTCACCTCCATAAATGTCAATCAATTTTTGCAAATACGTCAAACACCTCCGGCTCTATCGGTGCTACTTCCATATTAACAAGTATGTAACCATTCCAATAAGGGTATGGGCTTTCGTCAACAACATCAGCCTCAAAGTTACCGTATTGCACGGATAGCTTATCACCCACAATCATATCCTTGAAAAGTGCCAACCTTGTCTTATCCATCATACTCCACAGGTCACTGTGTCCGCTTCCGTCATCAATCTGCTTCATAGCCTCATCAATGCCCTGGCAGTAGGTTCCAAAGTCAATCCTTATTGTCATAAATGCACGCTTTTCTCTTATGTTGTCCGCACCCGTCATAGTACGAATACCACCGCCGTTAAACATCTTGATAACACGCACACATATAAAGGGATAGGCGCTCTCCAAACCGTTATCGGCACTGTCGGGTATAATATAGCCCCGATATACCGTAGGATGCACGTAAGTCTCGGTTATTCCGTCCTCAGTGACAACAGGCTTTTTAAGCTCTATCTCATTCGCTACACGCTCCTTAAGATACTTCTGCATTATTCTTTCGGCTTCGTTAGCTGTCATAATTATGTACCTCCACTCATCAGATAGGTTACTTGTCTGTTAAACTCGGTATCAAATTCGGTTTTCATAACCTCTTGCACCTTTGCCCTTACATCGGGATTATTAAGCATCTCTGTCGCACCGGGAGAGTATAACTGCTCAATAGGATAGCGCTTAGGATATCGTTGTGCCATCATTGATGGTTTTTCCCTTTGTTTCTTACTTTTTTCGGAATCTGGCACTCGTCTGAATATACCTATATGTGTACCGCTTTCACCACTTTTGCTTTTCCAGCCTACACCCGTTACAAAACCGCCTGTTGATTTCATACTACCTTTTTTCTTAACCTGTGCATAAGCCGTTGATGTTCCTTTTACACCCGGTGATGGATTCCGTCTGTATTGAAAATATGATAATGGTAAGGGTCTGCCGTTTGACTTAAATGCAGCAGACAAGTTACTGTAGGTTGCACGGTCTATACCCATACTCTTGGTAACATTTGTGATTTTTTTAATAGTATATTCTTCTCTGATAGGCTCTTTGGCAGAAACCTTTGCCTTTCGCACGGCTACATTCATACCTCTTGTAATAGCCTTTGGCACTCCGTTCTTAATCTTTCTCAGCTTAATTTCCGCCTTTTTAATATCGGAGGTGTCAATACTTATACTGCTGTCCCATTGTCCCATACAATCACCTGCCTTGATACTTTTCCATTACAACCTCGTACATACCCATACTGTCCGTTACCGACTTAATTTGATATAGCATACCGTCAAGCCTTATGTTTCCGCCGATTGTAGGCTTAAAGCCTATCTCCTCGGCAGAAACATACATCAGCTTGCTTCCGTAGTAAATATTGTTTACATCTGTAATACTTCTCTCCGTCGTTAAGTCGTCATCCACCACCGCAAGTATAGCCTTGCCGTTAATGTTGTGCTTTGTTGCAAACTCCTCAAAGTTAAGGAATACATTTGTTATATCCTGCTTTATAACGTCTTTAAAGCTCACAGCTCATCACACCTTTTTCCTCTTGGTAGGCTTTACTTCCTCGGTGTCCGTATTTTCCTTTACTTCCACCTTATCGGTTTTATCCTCATCCCACAATGCAGAGCCAAGTTCAAGCCACAGCTTAAGCATATCGGCATTGTAGGTAGGCAGTTTCTCACCGCTTTTATAGTTCTTTCCGTCAAAGAGAATATCCCTCTTAGCAATTAAGTTTGCCATTTCAGCACCTCCTTAACCCTTAAGCTTTACCGCAATTTCCTCATCGCTTGCAAGTGCCGCACTTGCCGCATAGCCTACAGCCTCGCCCGAAGCACTGTCTGTAATGCCATCGCCGTCATAGTATACAGCCGCACCCATAGCAACCTCGCCCGAAGCGCTCTTTTTAAGCTTATATACACCCTCAACGTGTACGCTTCCAACTCCTCCAATCTCAATGTCACAGCCTGCAACACCGATTACCGAGCCGATTACTACAACGTCACCCGCTTCAATTCTTGCCTCTGTATTATTCTTGTAATCAAGGCTTTCGCCCCTCTGTACGTAATTTGCCTTACTCATTACATCAACCTCCTTAGCTCAATGGATTTTTAACTTCAATACCCGGATTCTTTACCGCACCTCTGTAGTCCATTACGCTGATACCAAAGTCAAGATATACGTCCCATACAAAGCCAAGTGTACCGGGTGCTTCCATTCTTCTGATGTTAGGTATCTCCTGACCGTTAAGGTAATCAACCTCCATAAAGTCGGTATCGTCCTTGCTGCCTACAAGCCACCAAGGCATTACGTTGCCAAAGCCACCGCAAAGTACATTGATGGTAGGGTCCTCAACAATTTCAATGCTGTCCTTGTAATGATACATAGGATTGACAGCCTGAGTATTGTCGCTTGTATTGATGGTTGGACTGTTAAAGAGTGTATATACCTCAAAGGCATAACCACTTGGTACAATAAGGGTTGCGGGTCTTATAATAATAGCCTCGCCAAACTCGTCCTTCTGTGTCTGTAAAGCCATAATCATAGCCTGTAAAGCGCCCAGAGTAATACCTGTACCTGTTGCAAGCACATTGCTGTGAGCCTCGTTGAAAAGTGTTGTACCGTCATAAATCACCGAATTACCTACAAGCACCTCATAGCACATC